CGGGTCCTTAAACCTGTTCCATTTGCTGGCAATCAAATCGCCAACCTCTGACATGTTTAAGCCCTTGGCTACCACTGTGCTCCCCCAAACCCGAGCAATGCCCCGATACAGGAGCTTCTCACATGGCTTGAGAAATCGTCCAACTGCAGCGTTGAACCGTGTAGATCGCGGTGAAATTATTCGCGGCGCTGAATCCCCCTTCACAGTTTGGTCGACTTTCTCGTATTTGACGAAAACACGAACTTCTGCATCCGCTCCCGTTAGCGGATGCAGTTGAAGGGAGTCCACCGCTTTCTGGTAAAGCACCTGCTTGCGACCCTTGTACATTCCCGGGATTTCCTCCAGGGCAACAGGGGCGGTCGATGGCAAGGCACGAAACAGATTGCGGCGAAATCCCCCAAGCCGAGCGCCGAAGACGCCTGGTAAGGGTCGCGGAGTGAGCCTATACACTCCGTCATTGCCTTTGCGGTAGAGCACCCGCTCTGCCACACCCCTGGCAAGATTCACTAGGGTATTATTATGGACGGATATCCTCCGGCCGGGATTAAGCCTGGGTATGGTGATAAACCTACGCACACCGTCCCTCTTCCCCACCCACTTTCTGACATCCAATCCGGGCAACTGCGGCGTAATTACCGCAGTGTCCATGCCAGTAGTAATAGCGGGGCACCCCTATAAATCTGGGGTAGGCTTGTGATGGTTGACCCACGGAAGCCCAACTGCAAGCTTGCGTCGCCAACTTTGTCGCGTGAATGGATCTTGAGCCTCGAGGTAGGCATTAGAATGCCTCAGTTGTTCCGCCCGCCTTTCTGCCTCAGTCTGGACAAAGTAGAGCGCCTGCACAAGAGGCGCGAGCTCATTTGCCACAGAATGCCGCATATTGACGGCCGGGTTCTCGTTATGGGCCTGTGCCCATGCTCTATACTCCCTCATCACAACCAGGACATTAGCCGGGGTTTCCTTGCCAAGCATGGATCCCAACTTAAACCTGATGTGATCGACCGCGTCACGTACCAACCGCGATCTAGCTCGTTTCCTTCTCACAGACCGACGAGGTGCAAGGGTATATGCACGCAGCACACCAGCTACGTCTTCTCCCTCCCACATATCATCGTCTGCAACAATTGCGTCTACGGCTACGGCGCAATCATCCTCCTCCTGCGGTGTTAAATACTTGCGAGAGTG